CGTACATCCGAGCTAGAGATACAGGCAAGCCATGCATATCGTGTGACAAGCCCCTGGGAGACACGCCAAACACATTTGACGCGGGTCACTACAGGTCGGTCGGCTCGGCTCCGCACATGAGGTTTGTCGAGGACAACGTTCATGGTCAATGCAAGCACTGCAATAACTGGCTTGGCGGAAACGTTGTTGAGTATCGTAAGCGACTCATAGAGCGCATTGGTGAACGCCAACTTAACTTACTCGAATCTGACAGCACGCTGAGGAAGTACACCAAAGAAGGGTTGATTGAGATTGCCAGGCACTACAACGCAGAAGCCAGGCGATTGCTCAAAGAGAGGTTACAATGAAGGCTCTTTCTCCTAGTCGTTTGTAGCGACTTTAGACCACTAACGCAGTGTTCTTTTTTTTGGTATGATGGTTTCACTTTGGATTTACCAATGGAGAACCCATGACGACAATGGATAAAGTCAGGAACAATTTAGAATATATTGCTCTTGAAACGCTAATTCCTTATGCCAGGAACAGCAGAACGCACTCAGACGCGCAAGTCGCGCAGATAGCAGCTAGCATACGCGAGTTCGGCTTCACAAACCCTATATTGATAGACGCAGACGGTGGCATCATTGCTGGCCACGGACGCACTATGGCTGCGCGTAAGCTAGGGTTGGGTGAAGTGCCATGCATACGGCTGACAAACCTTACTGGAGCGCAAAAGAAAGCCTACATCATTGCCGACAACAAGCTGGCTTTGAACGCTGGGTGGGATGATGAATTGTTAAAGATAGAGCTGTCCGACCTTGCAGAATTGCATCTTGAGCTAACAGGTTTTACGCAAATTGAAATAAACAGCTTACTTAATTTATACGTTGCAAATAATGAAACACCTGAAACCAGCTCTAAAGAAATTAACCCAGACGACTACAAGTTAGGCCATCAGTGTCCAAAATGTGGGTTTGAATTTGATGAAAAATAAACCAGACTGCGCATGGGATATAGCAGACCTACAAAATATCCCTAAACACAACTTAAAAGTAATGTCTACCTTTGCTTGCGGTGGCGGGTCAAGCATGGGCTATAAAAGAGCTGGATTTGATGTTATTGCTGCTAATGACATAGACCCAGAAATGGCGTGGCACTACAAGCTAAATATTAACCCTAAATACTACTTTCTTTGCCCTATTGGAGAATTGCTGAATAAAGATTTGCCTGAGGAGCTATATAACCTTGATGTTCTAGACGGTTCGCCTCCATGTTCTACATTTAGCATGGCAGGAAGCCGTGAGAAATCATGGGGAAAAGAAAAGCATTTCAGGGAGGGTCAATCTAAACAAGTATTGTCTGACTTATTTTTTGATTATCTTGACCTTGTAGGCAAGCTAAAGCCAAAAGTTGCTATTGCTGAAAACGTTAAAGGTATGCTAATCGGAAACGCTAAAGGCTATACAAAATTGGTTATGCAAAGGTTTAAAGAGCTTGGTTATAGGCCACAGTTGTTTTTGTTAAACGCGGCTGATTGCGGGGTTCCGCAGCGTAGAGAACGTGTGTTTTTTTGCGCTGTTCGCAATGATATTAATGTGCCGCCGCTAAAGCTAACCCCAACTCATAAATGGATTAGCGCAGGAGAGGCTACTCAAGACTTGCAGGCATTAACTGATGATGAGCTAAAAGAAACCAAAGCAACCGCAACAGACATTCAGTTTTGGCCAGGCACTAAGCCTGGCAGCAGTTATTCTAAAGAATGGGAAAGGTTACGAGGTAAACCATCAGGATTTAACATGGTTAGATTAAATAAAGAAAAACCATCAGTAACAGTTACTGCTACGGATGTTATTAGGCATTGGGATAAATGCAGGAAGTTAACTTATAGAGAGTGGAAGCGGCTTGGCTCATTCCCAGATGATTATCAGGCTAAATCAAACAACATTGGTAAGTACATGATTGGCATGAGTGTACCTCCTAAGATGACAGAGGCGGTAGCTTGTGCAGTCCGTGACCAGTGGTTAAAAGTAGGCGTATGAAAATACTTCCATGTAAAAGATGGTGTGTTGTGCATGACCACGATGGCTCTCCAATGGAGGGTTGCTTATACATTCACAAAGCCAAGGCAATTAAACGACAGCAAGGCGTGCCAAATCCAGAAAAGTTTAGGGTTGAGATGGTTGCCGTTATGAGCATTGAAATGGCTGATTCACTAATGAAAACTTATGGCTAAGATAGGAAACCAAGGCAAGACTTTACAGGTAAAATAGCAACTCACGCAGAAACTGGCGAACCTTTCGCGGAGGTAAAAGATGGCAACAAAGAAACCAAGAACTGAAAAATCGGTTGTAAAAAAGGCTGGCCCCAATGGGGGCGCTCGGGAAGGCGCAGGCCGCAAGCCGTTTGAGCCGACTGATACCGAGCGCAAACAGGTCGAAGCGCTGTCCGGCTACGGCCTTCCAATCGAGCAGATTGCAGTCCTGGTGCGCAACGGCATTGACACCGACACTCTGCGCAAGCACTTTGCAACCGAGCTAATCTCCGGCAAAGCCAAAGCCAACGGGCAGGTAGGAAAAACCCTATTCCAGAAGGCCATGGCAGGCGACACGACCGCAGCTATCTGGTGGAGCAAGACCCAGATGCGCTGGAAGGAAGTGCAGCACCACGAGCACAGCGGCGTTGATGGAGCACCCATCGAGTACCGCAAGATCGAGCGCGTGGTGGTCGGCAAGTGACAACCCTGCGCATTGAGACCCCAGCCTGGGCGCTACCGATGCTGGAGCCTTCGCGCTACAAAGGCGCTCACGGTGGCCGAGGCTCTGGTAAGTCGCACACCTTTGCTGAGATGATGATCGAGGCCCACATTATGGATCAGAAGCGGCGCAGTGTTTGCGTGCGTGAAATCCAAAAGTCACTCAGCCAGTCAGTCAAACGCTTGCTGGAGATTAAGATTCAAGCCATGAACGCTGGAGCCTACTTTGAGGTGCAGGATGCGGTTATTAAGTCCAAGAAGGCCGATGGCGCGATTATTTTCCAAGGTATGCAGAATCACACCGCCGACAGTATTAAGTCGCTAGAGGGCTACGACTGCGCCTGGGTGGAGGAAGCCCAAAGCCTGAGCCAGACCAGCCTTGACTTGTTGCGGCCAACTATTCGCAAGCCCGACAGTGAATTATGGTTTACGTGGAACCCAAGACAACAGTCCGACCCAGTTGACTTTCTCTTACGCGGCCCGACACCACCAAAAGACGCAAGCGTTATTAAGGTTAACTTTACTGATAACCCGTGGTTTCCAACCGTTTTGCGTGACGAGATGGAGTACGACAAGCGTCGCGACCCCGACAAATACTTGCACGTTTGGATGGGTGGGTATCTAACAAACAGCAACAGCCGCGTGTTTAAAAACTGGGTTGTGGACGACTTCGAAGCTCCAACAGACGCAATCCACCGTCTCGGCGCTGACTGGGGCTTCGCTGTTGACCCAACCACCTTGGTGCGTTGCCACATCATTGGGCGCAAGCTCTACATTGACTATGAGGCTTACATGGTCGGCTGTGAGATTGTCAACACGCCTGAACTATTTATGCAGGTGCCAGAGGCAGAAAAGTGGCCAATCGTTGCAGACTCAGCAAGACCGGAGACCATCAGCCACATGAAGCGCAACGGCTTTCCTAAGATAATGACAGCAGTCAAAGGGCCGAAGTCGGTAGAGGAGGGCATTGAGTTTTTAAAGAACTACGACATCGTGGTTCACCCTCGCTGCATCCATACAATTGATGAACTTATGCTGTACAGTTACAAGCAAGACGCATTAACGGGTAAAATCTTGCCAGTGCTTGAAGACAAGAAGAACCACGTCATAGATGCGCTGCGTTACGCCTGCGAAGGTGTCAGACGCGCAGCCATAACAAAACCGGCGATGTTCACGCCAATTGCCACCATGCACAAATGGTGAGAAAATTGCACAAAATGAGGATTTAACATGGCCAGACTTTCAAACGACCAGCGACTTGCTAATTTGCATGATGAGGCACTAATGCAATTTGATGATGTTCAAAGCGCATTGCGTGACGAGCGCCTTCAGTGCTTGCAAGACCGTCGCTTCTACTCGCTGGCAGGCAGTCAGTGGGAAGGCCCACTTTGGGACCAGTACGAGAACAAGCCCAAGTTTGAGGTTAATAAAATCATGCTGTCCGTGATTCGAGTAATCAACGAGTACCGCAACAACCGCATCACCGTGGACTTTGTGTCCAAAGACGGCACAGACAATGACAAGCTGGCCGAGGTTTGCGACGGGTTATACCGCGCAGATGAGCAAGCATCCGTGGCAGATGAAGCCTATGACAACGCTTTTGAGGAAGCTGTTGGAGGCGGCATTGGTGCCTGGCGCTTGCGTACCACCTACGAGGACGATGAAGACCCAGAAGATGACCGCCAACGCATACGCATAGAGCCTATTTTTGACGCTGACAGCTCGGTGTTTTTTGACCTCGGTGCTAAACGACAAGACAAGTCCGACGCAAAATTCTGTTTCGTTGTCACATCAATGACGCGCCAGGCTTACAAAGAAGCCTACAACGATGACCCTGCAAGCTGGCCAAAGATTATCCATCAGTATGAGTTTGACTGGTGTACGCCTGACGTTGTTTACGTGGCTGAGTATTACAAGGTTGAGGAAAAGAGCGAAACTATACGCATTTTCCAAACCATTACAGGCGAGGAAGAACGCTACACCCAGGCAGACTTTGCGAACGACGAGATGCTAGAGGAAACCCTAAGTGCTGTTGGCACGATAGAGGTGCGTCAAAAGCGCATCAAGACTAAGCGCGTGCACAAGTACGTTCTGTCCGGTGGCAAGGTGCTGGAAGACGCTGGCTACATTGCAGGAAAGTGCATCCCCATTGTCGTGGTGTACGGTAAACGCTGGTTTGTTGACAATATTGAGCGCTGCATGGGACACGTCAGGCTGGCCAAGGACGCGCAGAGACTTAAGAATATGCAGTTATCCAAGCTCGGTGAGATAAGCGCACTGTCAAGCGTTGAAAAGCCCATCCTTCTGCCTGAGCAGGTCGCTGGCCATCAAGTCATGTGGGCAGAGGATAACCTCAAAGACTATCCGTACTTGCTGATTAACCCAATCACTGACCAGAACGGCAACCAAGCAGTCAGTGGCCCAGTTGCCTACACCCGCAGCGCATCAATCCCACCAGCAATGGCAGCGCTCTTGCAGATAACCGAGACCGACATGCAGGACATCTTGGGCAACCAAGGTGGTGCCGACAAGATGGTTAGCAACATTTCAGGCAAAGCGGTGGAGATGATTCAGACCCGCGTTGATATGCAGTCATTTATCTACATGAGCAACTTTGCAAAAGGCATGAAGCGCTGCGGTGAAATCTGGCTGTCAATGGCCAAAGAGGTCTACATTGAGGACAAGCGCAAGATGAAGACCATTACACCAGTTGGTAAGTCTGGCATGGTTGAGCTAATGAAGCCTATGATTAACCAAGAATCCGGCGCTCTTGTTATTGAAAATGACATGAGCAATGCGACGTTTGAAATTGTGGCTGATGTTGGCCCATCTAGTTCAAGCAAAAGACAAGCTACCGTTCGCGCATTGACCGGCATGTTGCAGATTACCCAAGACCCAGAGACCGCGCAAGTCTTGACCGCAATGGCCATGATGAACATGGAAGGTGAGGGCTTGGCAGACACTAACGCTTATTTCCGCAAGAAGCTGCTCCGCATGGGAGTTGTAGAGCCAACAGATGCTGAACGCGAAGAACTTATGGCAGAAATGCAAGGCACACCGCAAGACCCCAATGCTATTTACTTGCAGGCAGCCGCAGAGGAAGCCACAGCTAAAGCGGCAAAGGCTCGCGCAGATACTGTTGAGACTATTGCAGACGCAGAACTAAAACGCGCTAAGACTGTTGAAACCCTTAACAAAGTGGACATAGACACGCAAGAGCTAGCACTTAAGGTTATGGAAAGTATGGTACAACCGACACAAAATTAAACCGCCTATTGTAAGATAATCGAAAACGGGCGACAATGTAACCAACGGCATCCACCCAGCCGTTCAATGGGTGAGTTTGATGGGGTCAAAGATGAACAAGGCAGAAGTGAGCGAGAACGAAGACGAGGACGTGGTTATTGAGGAAGAAGTCGAAACCAGCGAAGCGCCTAGCGACGAGTTGGACGATGAAACCGACGACACCGAAACCGACGACGTTATCGTAAGCATTGGTGAGGAAGCGCCGCCTCCCGAGGAACAGACTCAAGCCCCAGAGTGGGTTCGTGAGCTGCGTAAGACCAACCGTGAGCTACAGCGCCAGAACCGTGAACTGCAAGGCAAGCTGCAAACCACTACGACCGAGACCAAGCCAGTCGTATTAGGTAAAAAGCCAAGCCTTGAAGACCACGACTATGACTCTGAAAAGTACGAAGATGCATTAACTAATTGGTTTGACAGTAAACGTCGCGCTGATGAAATAAACGCCAGACAAGAAGCTGAAGTTATGACTCAGCAAAAAGACTGGCAAGCCAAACTGGACGGCTACAGCAAAGCGAAAGCAGAGCTGAAGGTCAAAGACTTTGAAGACGCTGAGGCCGTGGCCCAAGAGTTGTTCAACGTCACCCAGCAAGGCGTTATGCTTCAAGGTGCGGATAATCCCGCATTAGTGGTCTACGCGCTTGGTAAGAACCCAAAGAAGGCTAAAGAGCTGTCCGAAATCAAAGACCCCGTAAAGTTTGCCTTTGCGGTAGCGAAACTGGAGAAAGAATTGAAAGTTACAAACCGTAAGGCAGCCCCGCCACCCGAGAGAATTGTGTCAGGTACTGGCCGAACATCTGGGGCGGTGGACTCAACCCTTGAACGGCTGCGAGCAGAAGCGGAGAAGACTGGGAACATGACGAAAGTCATCCAGTACAAAGCGCAGAAACGAGCAGCTTCCAAATGATTTATTTAATTTAGGAGCCACTCATGGCAAATTCATTTTCCAAAGAAGAGCGCGTTGCGTTCGAAGACATCCTCGAAGGTTTCCAAGACTTATTGGTTTTGTCGCGTCACGTTAGCGTGTACAACACAAACCAGACTGAAATGGCTCGTACCAACGACACCATCTGGAGACCTATGCCTTACATCGCTCAGTCGATCGACAGCACACCAGGCACCAGCATTTCATCGTCTTACCAGAACATGACCCAGTTGTCTGTGCCATCTACCATTGGCTTCAGCAAGACTGTGCCTTGGACTATGACAACGCTTGATCTGCGTGATGCGTTGCAAGAAAATCGTTTGGGTGAGTCAGCCAAGCAAAAGCTCGCATCCGACATCAACGTCGCGATTATGAACACAGCAGCCGCCCAAGGCACGCTGGTTGTTCCAATTGGTGCTGCTGCCGGTGATTATGATGATGTCTCCTTGTGCGACACCATCATGAACGAGCAAGGCGTGCCTGATTACGACCGCTTCTTGGGTCTGTCAAGCCGCGATTACAACGGTTTAGCTGGCAACTTGTCACAAGCAAGCCGTTCGTTTGGCAATGCTAAGTCTGACAAGGCTTACGAGCGCAACTTTGTTGGCATGGTCGCAGGCTTTGACACCTACAAGTTTGACTATGCAAACCGCATTGGTGTGGCTGCTGGCAGTTCCATCACTATTGCAACAAATGGCTCACAGGCTGACTTCGTTCCTCAAGCTACATCGACCTCGGTCGGTGGACAGATCAACGTTGACAACCGTTACCAGTCTGTTGTTGTGTCTAGCACCACTGGCATTGTTGCTGGCGATGCGTTCACCATTGACGGCGTTGAGGCGGTGCACCACATCACCAAAGCGTCTACTGGCCAACTAAAGACATATCGTGTCCTTAGCGTGACCAATGGCACCACAATGGTGATTAGCCCTCCAATCATTGGCGCTACAAACTCGCCAACTGATGCTGAGTTGCAGTACAAGAACGTGGAAGTAGTTACCGAGTCGGCAACCGCAGCAATCACCTTCCTAAACACTGGTGCCTCGGCAATCAACGTGTTTTGGCAGAAAGATTCGCTGGAAATTCTCCCAGGCCGTTACGCCATCCCAGCCGATGCTGGCACCGCAGTGATGCGTGCCACCACCGACCAAGGTGTCGAGTTGGTCATGCAGAAGTTCTACGACATCGACTCCATGACGATCAAGTACCGCTTGGATACTCTGTTTGGCGTGGTCAACAAACAACCAGAAATGAGCGGCATCCTAATTTTTAATCAATAACCTAAACTAAGAGATGGGGCTTCGGCCTCATCTTTTATTTTTTAAGGAGTGCACCATGCCATTGACCAAGGGCTACTCATCCAAGTCCGTAAGCAAAAACATTGCAAAAGAGATGAAGTCAGGAATGCCTCAGAAGCAAGCTGTTGCCGTGGCACTTAATACTGCACGCAAAGCAGCCAATAGCGCAGGCAAGCCCAGCAAAGCACCCAAGAAGGCCGTGAAATGAAGACCGGCTTGTATGCTAATATCAATGCCAAGCGTGACCGTATTGCGGCACAGAAGGCCGCAGGCAAGACACCTGAGCGCATGAAAAAGCCTGGTGCAAAAGGCGCACCAACCAAGGCTGACTTTGTAGCATCTGCGAAAACTGCCAAGCCCATGAAGGCCAAGAAATGAGCGACTTGTTTCCAACTATGCTGTATCGCAGCCCAGGCCCACATAAAAAGCCAAGTGGCGGCACGTATGCTTACACGGGCGCAAAGACGCAAGAGGAATTCGACGAGAAACTAGCCACTGGCTGGTTTGCATCATCTGCCGATGCTATTGAAGCCGCAGGCGACAAGGCTACAACACCAAAGAGGGTTGCAGACTGGCGCATCAAGCTGAAAGCCAAAAAGACCAAGAAGCGCAAGCCATCCAAGCCACTAGGCTGGAAGCAGGTAGAACCAGAAATCGAAGCAGCGCCCGAAGCGGTGCCTGAACCAGTCATTGATGATGCAGCACCAACCCGCGCAGAGCTTGAGGCCAAGGCTAATGAGTTGAGCATCCGCTTTGACGGTAGGACAAGAGACAAAAAACTGGGACAATTGATTCAAGACAGATTGACCGAACCGACTACGGGAGAATGAAATGGGATGGACTAAGCGCCAATTCGTCACGCAAGCCTTTGAGGAAATTGGCCTTGCCTCCTACGTCTTTGACTTGACCCCAGAGCAATTGCAATCCGCACTGCGAAGGCTGGACACTATGCTTGCAGCATGGAACGCGCTAGGCATACGCTTAGGCTACCCTCTGCCATCAAGCCCACAGGACAGCGACTTGGACGAGCAGACTTACGTGCCAGACAGTTCAACTGAGGCTATTTACACCAACCTGGCCATCAAACTGGCACCCAGCTACGGCAAGCAGGTTATGCCAGACACCAAAACAACGGCCAAAGAGTCTTACAACACTTTGCTGTCTCTAGCCGCTATGCCATATGAGCAACAAATGCCTGGCACAATGCCAGCAGGCGCAGGCAATAAACCGTGGCGCGTTTATGACAACCCATTTCTTCGCCAGCCAGTTGACCCACTTCTTGCAGGTCAAGACGGTCAAATTGAATTATATTAAGGTTTAAATCATGCCAACCATCAATCAACTCGCAAGCCTCAGCCAAGTCTCTGGCGGCGACCAACTCCCGATTTACGTGCCAAACAATGGCGATGCTCGCAAGGTATCGGTCAGCCAATTGCTGGCCTACTTTCAAACCGTATTTGCAGCACCAACCGTTTCAACCACCCTGTACACACCTGGCGCTGGATTCAATATCACTGTGCCAACGCCGGTCAGTGAGCAGCAATGGATGCTTATCCAACCCGCAGGCACATTGGCCACAGGAACCGTCACCCTGCCACTGAACACCGGCGTGCCTGATGGCACTCAGGTGCTGATAACTAGCACGCAAACAATTACAGCGTTCACAATTGCGTTAAATGGCGCGGCTGCAATCTTTGGGGATGTCTCCACTATTACTGCTGGTAATGCTGTTCAGTATCGCTACTATTTAGCGACCAATAGTTGGTACAACATCACTAACGAGGCAGCGGGATTTGATGCGGCAATTCAAGATTTTCTAAACAACCCAACAAGCGCCAATTTGCTTGCGGCAATGACCGATGAGACAGGCACTGGTTTGCTGGTGTTTAACACCAGCCCAACCTTTGTTACGCCTGTGCTAGGTACAGTGACTAGCGGCAACATCAGCGCCTGCACAAGCACCAGCATGGTGATGGTCACTCCGATTCTTGGAACCCCAACATCTGGCACTCTTACCTCATGCACTGGCTTGCCGCTAACGACTGGCGTGACTGGTGCTTTGCCAGTTGCAAGTGGTGGCACTGGTGCATCAGGAACAGTGCAGGCATTAAGTGGCCCTGGCGCGGTAAATATCACAAGCCTGGCCACTTCTTTCACTTCGACTGCTACTGGTAATGCTTTGACGCTTGCTGATGGCGCGCAGGGGCAACTGAAAACGATTATTTATGTTGCAGAGGCGGCTGGTGGCGATACTGGTGTTTTAACTCCAGCCAATCTTGGGGGCGCAACCACAATTACTTTTAATGCTGTTGGAGATTCTGCAACGCTTCAGTTTATTGGAACTGACTGGTGGGTGGTCGGATTCCGTGGCGCTGTAGTGGCGTAATGAAAACTCCAGCCTATGCACGCAAAGCAGGACAGAACCCTAAAGGCGGCCTGAACGCTAAGGGGCGTGCTGCTGCTAAGGCTGATGGCATGAACCTGAAGCCTCCGGTTAAGACGGGCGACAACCCGCGCAGAGCATCGTTTCTGGCACGCATGAGTGGTAACGCTGGCCCTGAGTACAAAGACGGTGAACCTACTCGGTTGTTGTTGAGTCTAAGGGTTTGGGGCGCGTCGTCTAAGGCTGACGCACAAGCTAAAGCAAAGAAAATATCAGCCCGAAACAAGGCCAAGTAATGCAAATTCCAATCTTAAACGGGATATTTTCTGACAACACGCCAGAGCTTCGCACCTCGTACCCAGTAAATTTTGTTCCTGTTCCAAAGGTCTCAGGCATCAGCAATGGCTTCTTGCGTCCTGGTGATGGGATTGTGGCCAACGGTACTGGCCCAGGCATTGACCGTGGCGGCATCAACTGGCGCGGCAAACTGTATCGGGTTATGGGCACAAAGCTGGTCGAGATCGACAGCAACGGCGTTGTAACCGAGCTGGGCGATGTAGGCGGCCCGACCAACGAAATGGTCACAATGGACTACGGCTTTGGTCGTTTAGCAATTGCTTCTGGAGGTCGGCTTTACTACTGGGACGAATCATCTTTGGTGCAGGTAACAGACCCCGATCTTGGTCTTGTGCTGGATGTTGTCTGGGCAGATGGATACTACATGACCACAGACGGCAGCTCGCTTGTGGTGACAGAATTGTCAGACCCTACACAGATCAACCCTTTAAAGTACGGCAGCTCAGAGGTAGACCCTGACCCAATCGTTGCCCTGCTCAAGTTCAGAAACGAAATCTACGCGCTAAACCGCAACACCATCGAGGTGTTCGACAACGTGGGCGGCGAGTTTTTTCCATTCCAGCGCATCGAAGGCGCTCAAATCCAAAAAGGCGTAATTGGAACGTTTGGATGCTGCGTATTTGTCAATGGCATTGCCTTCTTGGGCAGCGGTCGAAATGAATCGCCTGGCATTTATGTTGGCGTTAACGCAACCTCCCAAAAACTCAGCACGCAAGAGATTGACCAAATATTGCTTGGCTACACAGAGGCTCAGCTTGTTACCGTCAAGCTCGAGGCACGCAACGACAAAAACCACAATCACCTTTACATCCATTTGCCGGACAGAACCATTGTCTATGACGCTACCGCATCGCAAGCGTTGCAAACGCCCGTATGGTTTACCCTGACAACCAGCACAATTGGTTTTGCACAATACCGCGCAAAAAACATGGTCTGGGCTTACGACAAGTGGCTTGTAGGTGACACGCAGTCAAACGCAATAGGCTATCTAGTCGACAACATTAGCAGCCACTGGGCGCAGATTGTGCGATGGGAGTTTGGCACGCTCATTGTGTACAACGAGGGCAACGGCGCAATTTTTAACGAGATGGAGCTTGTAAGTTTAACCGGCAGCGTAGCGCTTGGCGTTAACCCAATCATTTCGACCAGCTACAGCACAGACGGCCAGTCTTGGAGCCAAGACCGAGGCATCCGCGTGGGCACGACCGGCAACAGCCGCAAGCGCCTGGCGTGGTTTCAACAAGGCCACATGCGCAACTGGCGGATTCAGCGTTTCCGTGGCGACACGCAAGCGCATCTGTCATTTATCCGTCTTGAGGCTCAACTTGAGCCACTGGCCTATTAATGGCAACACAAAAGATAAATCTCACCCGCGACCAGTTTGCCACGTTCCTGAAAAATCAGGAGCAGATCAAGCAGTTTGAAAAGCTGTTTGAAATTGTTGATGAGGTTGCGCCATCCAGCGACACCACAGGCATTAGCATCCAAGCAGGTAATTCTCAAGCCTCTGCTAATGAGGCTTTAGCCTTAATACAAGCTATTAAGCAATCATTAGCAATAGATTCAAGCATTGCAGATCAAAAGGCTACGCAAACATTAGACACACTTGAGCGCATAGCAAATAAATTAGACCTGTTAAGCACAGCGCCTGTTATTGAAAACAACAACAGTGTAGAAGCTGATTACGTTGACTTTGAATTAGGTGCACCTTTTGCTCGTAAGATTGCGCGAATGGGTTGGAATAATACAGACCAGACGCTTAACTTGGGTATGGATTACGGTGTTACCCAACAGATCGGGCAAGAACAATACGCCCGTGTTGGCAACACTACTGGGGTCACGATTACCAATGGTACAGCCGTGGGCTTTGCAGGGGCGACTGCTAACGCGGTTTTAGTTGCTCCTTATTTGGCTAATGGAACACAACCAAGTCTTAATATTTTGGGCATCATGACGCATGACTTACCCGATTCAGGTGAGAAAGGGTACTGCGTAACGTTCGGCTTTGTTCGTGACCTTAATACCAGTGCATTCAGCGTGGGTGATATTCTTTACGTCTCCCCTACTGTTGCGGGTGGGTTAACTAATGTTAAGCCTACAGCACCAGATAACGTCATACCGATTGCCGCTTGTATTGTGTCAAATGCAACGACGGGTGTCATCTTTGTGCGACCTACCATTGCTCAAATGCAATATTACGGCATCTTTGCGCTAGAAACGGACACTAGCCCAGCGGTAATAAACACAGCATACCCAATTGTTTTTGATGTAACCAGAAATGGTAACGGTGTCGTTTTAGGCACACCCGCATCAAGGATTGTTGTGCCACAGTCAGGACTGTATCAATTTACGGCAACATTGCAATTTAGCAGTAATTCTGGGACAGACAAAAACATTTGGGTTTGGTTTCGCAAAAACGGCACAAACATTCCAGACTCGGCGCGGATTGTTACGGTGAGCGTGAATGGCGCATATACTCCGCTATCTGTAGCTGAAGCCGTATCATTGGCAGCAAACGGATATGTAGAGTTAGTCTATGCTGCCGACAGCACAAACGTTACACTTGACAACGTACCCGCTACAGCCTTTGCACCAGTAGCACCTGCTGTGGTAATAGAAGTTACGCAAGTTCAACAATAGAGGATAATTATGACCGTTACAGTAAAACCCCTCATCGGCTCAAAGCAAATGGAGGCCGCGCAAACCACTCAATACACAGTTGTTAATGCCACAGCTATCATTGACAAGTTCACAGCTACCAACACAACGGCTAGCAATGCTCTTATCAGCGTAAACTTGGTCAGCAGCGGCGGTACAGCGGGCGCAGCCAACCTGATTGTTGACAGCCGAGCCATTGCCCCTGATGAAACTTACACTTTCCCCGAGCTAGTAGGCCAAGTCTTGGCAACCGGCGGATTTATCAGCACCACAGGCACAGCAACAGCGCTGACCATTCGCGCATCTGGCCGCGAAGTAACTTAAAGGAACTGCCCGATGAAAGACTTTATGATGATTCCCAAGGGCTTTACCGGCCTGCCGATGGATGAGGCATTCATCACCAACGCAGAAAACAAGAAGAACTACGTCATTGCGGTGGAGGATTGGAACTACGGCCCCGAGGTGCCCACCAACGAGCCAGGCGCAAATAAGGAGTTCTACGCAGGTCTAGCAGAAGCTATGCAATCCGATGAAAAGGAGGCCAGACGCAAGCACTGCTCCAACTGCGGTTACTATGACAACAGCCTAATGGCACAGGTTCGCATCGAGCGCATCCCCCTTGCTGCCTACGACAAGGGCGCAGGCTTTCGTGGCCACTGCGAAAAGCTGGACTTTATCTGTAACGACATGCGTGTTTGCCAAGCATGGGAAGACCGAGAGTATGAAGATTGACCAAATGCTGAAATGTGCGACAATAAAGGCGCTGAGTCATCAGAGCCGCCAGCAACTCTTTCCGACTACGGAGAAAACATGTTGAACGCGGCCATCACTGAAGGAATCACAGCAGCGCACTTGCAAGAGGTTTACTCTGATTCCTACATCACAAAAGTGGGTCACGACCAACGTCCAGCCGCGCCTATTGACCATCCGAGCGTTACATATTTAAGTGCAACCGTAGGCGGTCACTTTGTTGGCGCATTTATGGCCATCCGTTTCTCAAGCATTGAGTTGGAGCTACATTCGCTTTTGCACAAAGCTGCCATTAAGCACTCTCGCGCTCTTGGCCGCGCTTTCCTAGCATGGGCATTTGCCCAACCTATTTTGCGCGTGACCGCTTACATTATTGAAGGCTTAGAGTCGGCAAAGAATTACTGCATAAAACTTGGTATGAAGCACGAAGGCACACGCCGACACGCTTGTGTGCAGGGCGGCATCATTAAAGACGTTTATGTGCTGGGCATGACTCGGCAAGACTGGAGCACATTATGAGTTTTATTGGAGACGTAATTGGTGACGTGGTTGGAGGCATCACCGGCGCAAAGCAAGCTGGAAAAGCAGCAGAAGCCGCAGGCCGAACACAGGCAGCAGCATCGCAAGCTGGTATAGACGAGCAGCGCAGACAGTTTGACGCATTAGTTGAACTCATGGCACCTTATGTTACTGCAGGGCAGGGTGCGCTAGGTGGCCAGCAGGCTTTGATTGGATTACAGGGGCAGGAGGCGCAGCAACAAGCAATCTCAGGCTTTGAGCAATCTCCATTTTTTCAGTCACTTACGCAGCAAGGTGAAAATGCTATCTTGCAAAACGCATCAGCCACAGGCGGTTTACGTGGCGGCAACACTCAAGCTGCGCTTGCACAGTTCCGGCCACAAATGCTGAACGCGCTTATCGAGCAGCAATACGGTCGCCTTGGTGGTCTTTCTGCGTTGGGCCAAGCGTCGGCAGCCGGACAAGCATCGCAAGGCATGTCTTCTGCAAGCAATATTGCAAATCTTTTAGCCAATCAAGGCCAAGCTATTGCAGGCGGTCAAATCGCCAGGGGCAATGTAAACAGGCAGGCATTTGGCGATGCGCTGCAAATTGGCAAAACAATCGCATCGTTTTAAGGCAAAAACATGGCCATCAATCCACTACAAGCACCAATTAATTACGCATCGCAGATGGTTGATCTTACCCCTGCTTTTGCAGGGTTTGGGCAAGCCGTGGCTCAACGCAGAGAACGCACGCAAGAGCAAGCTAGACAAGAAGAAGCCGCGACTATAAAAGCGCAATACGCTACCGACCTGCAAAATGCATTAGCCAACCCAACGCAGAGTTCATTTAATAAGTTGATTCTTACTTATCCGCAACAACGGCAAGCCCTTGAGTCAGCCCGCCAAAGTTTTGGCGAAGAACGCTTGACCAATGAATTCAAGCAAGGCTTTTCTGTTTCGATGGCTTTGGAAAACAACAATCCAACAGTTGCGATGGAACAACTTAAAACCATCATTGCGGCCAAAAAGAACGTAGGCGAGCCGACCCAGATTTATGACCAAGTGTTTGCCGCACTAGAGTCTGGCAACACAAAGGCTGCTCAAGCTGGCGTTAATATGGCGCTGACAATCTTAGACCCTGATCGTTATGAAAAGTCGGTCAAGGCTCGTTTGTCTCAAGCTACCGGCCAAGCAGCCCAAGACAAAGCTATCGCAGACGCTACAACAGCAGTAGCCAACGCGCAAAATGCACCAGAACAAGCCGCAGCAGAAGCCGCACTCGCCACAGCAAACGCCAACAAAGCTAAGATAGATCTTAAATATGCAGAGCGCGCAGCACTTAACAAACTTGAGCAAGACGCTGCAGCCCTTGGCTTAACAAAAGCACAAACTGGCTCAGCCCTAGCTCAAACAAGAAAACTTGGCGTTGATACTCAACAAGCCGCACTTCAACTTGAAGCACTTAAAGCGTCTGGCGGTGTTGACCCCAAGGAAAAGTTTGCTCAAGAAGAAAAAATCCGCAAAGAATATCAAGTCCGCAACAAAGTTTATGGAGAGTTGCAGGGTACTTTTGGAAATATTGAATCGTCGTCCAAGTCTGCCAACGGTCCAGGCGACATTGCGCTTATCACTTCATTCATGAAAATGCTTGACCCTGGCTCAGTTGTGCGCGAGTCAGAATTTGCCACTGCCCGAGACACGGCTGGTCTTTTCACTCAATTACAAAACAGACTGGAAAAGGCGCAAAGCGGACAATTGCTCAGCCCTAAACAGCGTTTGGAATACGTTGATTTATCTAAAAAGTATTTGAATTCTGCCAAAGACAAAGCAGCGCAAGAAAAGAGAGACTTGGGCCTTGTGGTAAAAAACTACAAGCTGAATCCTGAAAACGTGTTTGGCCAAGAAACTGGCACAGGCTCGAACCGCAACGTTACGGTGGATTACTAATATGGCATATTCCATCACGACAAAAGATGGCATCACAATCAACAACATTCCAGATGATGTTGCGCCAGACTCAGCCGACTTAAAAGCGCGGGTTGCGTCAATTCGTGCCGGTGGTGGGCCTGCTGCTTTAGAGGCTTCAGCGCCAGAGCCACAACCAGAAATGGGGTTTTTTGAAGGTATTGCTGAGTCGGTCACAGGAAGCGCACGCGCAACCCCAGAGACCCAAACTCTGCCAGAGTGGACATCAATGCCAGAACTCAATCAAATGAGCGTGGCATCCTTTAAAACGGCGCTTGGCACGCTTATGAGCAACCCCAAGGAAACGGTGCAGATTCTGCAATCTAATTTTCCTGGTGTACAGGTTCGTCAAGATGCTAAAGGCAATTACTTGATGCGCTCGTCAGTTGACAATCAGGAATATGCCATCCCACCAGGTCTTACGATGGGCGATGCGCCACGAGCTATAGGTGCTCTTGCAGCCTTTACGCCAGCAGGCCGAGCAGCAACCATCCCAGGCGCATTTATTGGTGCGGGTGCGACACAAGCAGTTATCGAGGGAACGCAAGCTGCAACTGGTGGAGAATTCAGCCCTACAGACGTTGGCGTGGCAGCCATCACAGGCCCAGCAGGGCAGATTATTGAGCGAGTACCTCCGGTTGTGCAGGCTGTAAAAAGAGGCGTACAGAGCGCCACAGGCCGCGCACCTATGCCAATACCAGCGGCTGGTGCCCCAGTAGCACCAACGGGCATGGCAATGCCAGAGGTAGCGCCAGCAGTCCCAGAGATTCCAGTGGCGCCAGCTGCACCAGCAGTTGCTCCAATCGTTGCAGAAGTCACCGAAGAATCTGTCAATAATCTTGTTCAAAAAGCAGCAGGCACCGGATTCGGCTCTGCTGGCGCAAGAAACCGGCTGGCCGACCTTGCTCAAGTCAACGTGGCGGCCAAAGAAGCAGCCCAGCGACTTGGCATTGAACTGCCTGCCGACGTATTTAGTGACAACCCGCAAGTCCGAGCAGCCGCAGGGCTAACACGCTCAGTAGCCGGCGGCGAGGCTGAAGCAGGCTGGCGCAACACTGTTACACAGGCTGTTGACAAAGCTGACGATGTAATCAAGCAGTTTGATGCAACTTTTGTTGAAGGTGCTGTTGCGCCTGGCGTGGTCTCGCAAAAGATCAAGGACTCGCTGACAGCGACTCGTTCATCCCTTAACGCGCAGGCTGGCAAAGTTTACGATGCGGTTGACGCAGTGGTGCCAAGGACATCGGTGGTTGACCTGCCAAAGCTCAAAGCAACGCTAGACGCTATTAAAGCCGAAGTCACCGACAAAGGCATGTCAGCAGCCGAGCGCAAGTTGGCCAACATGATTGAGCGCGGTAATGTGACCTATGGGCTACTTAAACGCGAAAAAGGATTGATTGGCAAGGCGCTTAATAATATGGAGTCGCCCTACGGCAGCATGGCCGAGGCAGATCTCAAGCGTCTTTATGCCGCACTTGCTGATGACCAGCTGACAAACGTGGGTAATATTGGTGGCGAGGAATTGCGCAAGCAACTGCGTGGAGCTAACCTTATTTACGCCAAAGAGCGAGCATTAGGCAAGCGTATTGTCAATGCGTTTGGCCAAGACATCGAAGGCAGCATTGCCAATAAAATGCGTACCGCCATCACTGGCGCTGCTAAGGGAGACGCTGGCGATTTTAACCGCCTACTCAAGACAGTACCAGAAGACCTACGCAAAGAAACAATAGCCACTGCACTGGCATCTGTTACACGCTCTGCCAGAGGCGCTGAAAAAGGTGGCTTTGGTTTCTCAGAGTTTGCAACAATCTACCCAAAGCTACGAGCCAACCCACCAGTCTATAAGATTATCGTGGACACGCTTGGTAAAGATTCGTCTGTTGTTTTGCGTGACCTGTTTGAGGTCTCCAAACGGATTACTGATGCTAGAGCCAATGTCTTGACCACTGGTAAAGCAAATCAAGCATTTGCAAATGCCGAAGGTCTAATTGGCAAAGTCATGGAAAGCAGCATCACGCAGCGAGCCGCAACAGCAGCAACCGGCTTTATTCCAGGCGGTGGATTGGTTGCACCAGACATTATTAAATTTATGTCGCAAGGCGCTGAAGACCGAGTAAAAGCGGCAGGAAAGCTGTTTGCTGATGAGGGATTCCAGAAACTTGCCATTGAAGCCGCAACCAAGGGAGCACCAAGCGCAGCCACTGTTCGAAAAACAGCCGCTTCACCAGCATTTCAAAAGTTTGCTGATGCGGTTAAACTACCTAAAACGCTTGACGCGCGAATCCAGTATTTGCAATCGTCCCTTCAAGCCGAGCGCCAATTTGACCAGGAGACCCCATAAATGTCCGCACTATCAGTATCCAGCCCATTCCCAATTTTTACCGACATTGACGGCCAGCCGCTTGAAGCCGGTTACGTCTGGATTGGCACAGCTAACCTTGACCCACAAGTCAACCCCATTGCCGTCTATTGGGACGCAGCACTAACCATTGTGGCAGTGCAGCCCATCCGCACGCTTGGCGGCTACCCAGCCAACAGCGGCACGCCTGCGCGTCTGTACGTTGACAGCGATTACAGCATCAGGGTAATGAATAAAAATGGCAGCGTGGTTTATTCTGCGCCTGCTGCTACTGAGCGTTATAGCGATGTAGTTATCGGTGACATCAATGCAAGTACTGTTATTTATGACCCCGCAGGCACTGGGGCTGTGGCTACTACGGTGCAGACGAAGTTGCGGGAGATTGTGAGTGTCAAGGACTTCGGGGCTGTGGGTGATGGGGTTGCAAACGATACGGCTGCTTTTCAATTGGCCGCAAATGCTGGCGGCCAGATTTTCGTACCGTCTGGCACATACAAAATTGTGGGTGAAGTTATTTTTGGTAGCAACACTACTCTTGAAGTCGCTAATGGTACAACATTTGAGATGGATTGTTCTGGCCAAAACGGGCGTGGTTTTTATTTTGAAGAAGCCATAAATAGTGGCATAAGAGGTGATTTTGTTATTAACGCTTCTGCCACTTCTCTTGGTACGGATGGCAGCAAGAACTCATGTATTCAGTTTGGTAACGCATCAAATTCCGCTTCACCAAGCATTACGCAATTTTGTTTTGCAAGCGGCAGTATTGAGATTAACATCAGCGGTAGTCAAAATGTTAAAGGCATTTACCTAAGCGGGTATGTAGAAGATACTGTAATTGAAGGTGTTGCAGTGACTGGTTTTACCAACTTTGCCATCACAGCGCATTGGTCATCAAACCTATTCCCAGCATTGCCAACACAAACATGGCACGCTAATAACATTACTATTCGCAATTGCAAGATTTATCAAAAGTCTGGTTTTAGTAAACCATTAAGAGGATTTACATTCGCAGCATCTGGCAGAGTTGTAGTTGATAACTGTTACGCTGATTGCACGACACTTGGCTACAACTTATTTGTTGGTGACTACGGATACACCTATGCGCAAAACTTGACGCAAGACGAAAGCTATGATTTTACCGTAGCCGACTGTTTTATAACTGGCGAAGGTGGCTTTTCTGCCGATGCTGTAAGCTCTGGCGTTAACGCGTCGCCAGTTTGGAATGGTTTTGACCATAAAGCATCCGTCCTTGTCAATGGCTTTGAAGTTGACGCTAACAATCACTCAACAGGTTTAATCTTTGGTATTACGGGTCTAGACATAGGTATTTTTAAAAATATCAAAATGTATTCAGATAATGTCACTCATACAAGAGAATATTTTTACCCACAGTTGTGTAATCAAATACAAGTTTTAAATAGTGTTTTTAAGCACCATCGCTATATGCGATTACGAACAACAAAATATTGTTTAGTAGACGGTTGCTTTTTAAGCAAGCCAGCAGCTACGCCCAACGCAACATCGTACAATATCACAGTTGAGGGTGTTGATTTTTGCAACATCACTAATAACACAATTAGAGATGCAAGGTTTGGTGTTTATTCTGTTGATAATTATGACAAAGCTGTTAGGTTAATCAATAATAATTTCGAACAAATAGGCGCAGCTTGTTTAGACATTGAGTATTGCAGCCAGTTAAATGTTGCAAATAACACATTTAAAAACGTAGGGACAACAACTACGAGCGTTAATATCAATTGTTTGCAATTTGGGGTTGATATTACTGGGTTTTCCGTCACAGGAAACATATTTTCCACTAATGATTACAGATATTTAATCTTTACAGCCGCTACAACTAAAGACGGCATTATTTCTGGCAATGCTTTCCTTGATTTAAATACTGCTGCAACAAACGCTGCGGCAGTATTTTTAAACGCTAGCGCGACAAACGTCTTAGTTATTGCTGCAAATAATGTGGTCGGTTCTGGCATTGCTTTAGTTTACCCATAAGGTGATTAAAATGGATAATTGTGAAATTATTGAAATAAACGACAACGTCATTAAATGCCGCTGCTTTATTTCTGGTAATTATTTTGAGGTAAAGTTAAATGGCTAACAGATATTGGGTTGGCGGTAGCGGGACATGGGATACAACATCTACGGCAAACTGGTCTGCAACGTCAGGCGGCGCGTCTGGCGCATCAGCACCGACCGCTGCCGACGTTGCCCTTTTTAACGCTAATGCAGGGGCGGGGACAATCACGATTGGAGAAGACGTCACTGTCTTAAGGATGACGTTTGCCAACTCATCTATTTTGACAGTTAACTGGAACAACAAGGTTGTAAATTTAGCTGGAAATGCCTCAACAATTTATGCTGGCAATTCGGCAATTGTTATGCTTAACAATCCAACAATAAATGCTAATTACGCGGGCGCAACAGGCACTAGAACAATTACTGCTGGCGTTGGAGTTTTGGAGGCCAACGCTATTAACGTTAATATTTTGTTGGGTACAGACATTGTTACTCTTGGCTCAGGAAACAATACCTACAAAAACGTTAACTTTACGGGTTTTGCTGGAACACTTAACACGGGGAACCGCGTTTTTTATGGTGGTTTAATTTATTCAGCCCTTATGACGTTGGCATCTGGTTCATTTGGGGGTCATCAATTTTTAGCAACATCCGGTGTATACACTTTAACAATGGCGGGAAAAGTGTTTGATGGGCTTTTCACTTTTAACGGTGCAGCCACTTGGGAATTTACAGATGCGTTAACAATTGCCGACACGCGGACACTTACATTGAGTAACGGAACACTAAAGTTAAAAAATGGCGTGACTAGCACTATGGGTGCGTTTGTTAGTGCTGGTGCTAATCAAAAGTTTTTGCAGTCTACGCTGGCGGGTTCACAGGCTACGTTGTCGCAGGCCAGCGGCACAGTTAGCACCAGCAACTTAACCATTCAAGATATTAACGCCATTGGCGGCGCAACGTGGAACGCTTACACTACGAACAATAACGTTGATGGTGGAAACAACGATGGGTGGGATTTTTCATTCCAACTTGGCAAGTACATCTACACTCGTCGAAAAAACAAGCGCATCTTGCCATGACGTTACGAAAATATTTAATGGGCATGTGGTCGGCAACGAGCCAGTGGCTCAATGTTGCCCTGCTGCTTGGGCATCCGAATGAGTCGATCAGTGGGCGCAGCCACCGAGAAGGCTGGCGATTCAAGCGGGTTATCAACGCGCTTTTATTTTGGCAAGTTGACCACTGCAAGAGCGCATACGAAAACGATTTAAAATGGGCGAAAGCCTACACCGAGCAAGACCTTTCAACCAAGGATTAATTTATGTCTACCAATTCACAAATTGCTTTCAATCCCCAAGGCAAAACAATCGTAGTCCCAGCCGCTGCAACAGCCCCGGCAGGCGTGCAAGCGCCGGTCTTGGTCCGGTTTGACCCGCAGGCTGTGGGCCAATACCGCATTGTTAATGCAGGCACTACAACCGTGTTTCTAGGCGCTGGAGTATCGGCGGCAGATGCTACAGATAAAGCAGTTGCGCCGGTGGCTGGTACGCCTTCTGACGCCATCGTTCTGCTGCCTGGTGCCGTAGAAATCTTGCGTTTCAACAAAGATACATGGTTCAGCGGCCTGGCTTCTAGTGCTACCACCGTTTACATCACGCCAGGCCAAGGCATCTAATGTTGGAGATTGGAATTATGGCCGAAGGCAACGAGATTGATCTTGTCAAATATGGCGTGCTTTGGCAAAAAGTTCAAGACATGGATAAGAAAATGGACAAAGTAGACCGACAACTTGAAGAACTGATGGCTTTGGCTAATAAAAGTAAAGGTGGGTTTTGGATGGGCATGTCAATAGCAAGCGTTATAAGCGGCTTTATGGCTTGGTTTGTTACATTTTTGAATAAGTAATGTTGATTGAGCTGGCTGCTGCAAATGCGTGTTTTGCAACAGTCAAGCTCGCGCTAAAAAATGGTTCTGAATTAGCTGCATGAGCATCAAAACTGGGTGAGTATTTTGGTTTAAAGGCTGAGATTGCAAAAAAGGCATCAAGCAAGGGCAGTGATTCAGATGCTTTTTGGGCGATGGAATCTTTGCGTGAAGCTGAAGCTGAGTTAAAAGAGATGCTTATCTACTCAGGGCGCCCAGGACTATACGATGATTTTTTGCAATATCAGTCTTTAAAAAAACGCGAGCGTGAGCAAGAGGTACGTGACAAAGCCTTAGCGATATACAAACGCAGGCAGAAGCTCTGGGGCTGGGTAAACGGAGTCATTATTGTTATATCAGTTGCAACTGGATTTTTTGTAGTCGCGTTGCTTATTTGGGCAATTTACACGAAAGGGCAATTCTAATGACTAGACAACTACCGGTTCGCAATATGCGAAAAGCCAAAAACAAAAAGCCACCAAAAAAATGATTGCACTAGCCGGACTACTTGAAATTGGCGGTAAGCTGATTGACAAACTCATTCCCGACCCAACGGCTAAGGCTAAGGCGCAGCTAGAACTGGCAGCACTTGTGCAAAGCGGCGAGTTAGCAAAGATGGCCAACGAAACCGACCTCTACAAGACAGAGCAAGGGAACCTCACAGAGCGCCTGAAAGCCGATATGGGTAGTGACAGTTGGCTGTCAAAGAATATACGCCCTATGACCCTTCTGGCCATCCTAGTGGGCTATTTTACGTTCGCTATGATGTCAGCATTCGGTCTTGAGGCAAATTCAGCCTACATTGAATTGCTTGGCCAGTGGGGTATGCTAATCATGTCGTTTTATTTTGGCGGTCGAACGCTTGAAAAAATCATTGACATGAAAGCAAAGAAATAATCTGGAGTACGTTATGTCTTTTTGGTTGCCTGTTGTTTTTATTTGCCTCAGTGGCGGCAATTGCGGGTTTGCCAGCGGCAGCTTAACGGCGACAGCCAGCCAGTGCGAAAAGACGAATTACGCGGTCAGACAAAAGCTGGCAACAGACTTAGATGTTGCAAGTTTTAAACTTGTCTGCATACAAATAAAAAAGGACGAATTTATATGAAGCTGTCGGCAAACTTCTCGCTGAACGAACTCACTAAGTCTGAGGCGGCAACTCGCAACGGCATATTTAACACCCCATCTGCGCTGGTTATTGAAAAGCTGCAAGCGTTGACTGACAATATCCTGCAACCCTTGCGCGACAAGTTCGGCGCAGTCATTGTTACAAGCGGCTACCGTTCGCCGGAGGTAAATAAAGCAATCGGTGGTAGCGCTACCTCGCATCACTGCTTTGGCTACGCAGCCGATTTTGAGGCGCTTGGCATGGATAATCGCGAGTTAGCTATATACATCCGAGACTCGTTAACTTATACCCAACTGATACTTGAGTTCTACAACGGCGACCCAGATTCAGGCTGGGTTCACTGTTCTTATGACGCGGCAGACCTAAAGTGCCAGACTCTTACTGCGCGGCGAGTCAATGGCCGGACTCAGTACTCCAACGGGATTCTTTGACCGACCCGCAACGACCAGTTCTTTTGTTGAAAAGAGGTGACCGTTGGCGCACACGTAACGCCTGTATGTAGACCCGTTTGCCCGCTGGCGAGTCTCTTTGACCTCGCACCAACCATTGCATTCTGGGCAGTTCATAAATCAATTTCCAACCAGCGGGCAATGCGTTGCCACAGCGTCTTTGGCCTGGCCAATAACGCTGTCTGCAAGAGCATCATGTCACGGCCAATATCCGCAGGTCGTACTGGTGGCGTGTAATGCAGGCCAATCTTGACCTTGCCGGTGTTGTAAATCATTTCACAAGCACCTTTCGGCCATCACGATAAAACAGCCACCTGCCAACGCGAGACGGAAAAGCTAGGTTTTCCTCGCTGCCCGCTCGAACAGGAGTTGAGCTAAAGTCCCGTGGCTCAAGCGTAGATTTGAAGTCACCAGTGTACCTGGTCGGGTTTACGTTTCCATTAGTGCTCATTTGCTCAACTCCAAAACAATCAAACCCGCAATAGTAACGGCTATCGCGACCACTGCACCCAGCTCAAACCATGAGCCTACACCTAGTGTTTTTAGTAAATTATTCATTTCTGTCTTTCTCAACGTCATGTTGCTCGTGTTCCCAGTCTTCACGCTCTTGACCAGCCTCTAGGTATTCCTCGTATTCGTCTTGACTATCAAAGTCCATTTTGCTTTCTCCTGTTTGTTTGTCCTGTATTTATTCTACACACAAATGCAGGACAAACAGGAGGTTTATTAAGCTGTTTTTCTAGGTGTTTACCCTATTGCTTTTTTGAGCAAAAACACGATTTGAGCAGTCAACGAGCGCTCATTTTGCTTTGCAAGGGAAACCAGCTTGGTGTGCAGTGGCTTTGGTACGCGCAAGCTGACGTATTCTTTAAGTTCTTTTTCCATTATTTACTCCTATTGAAACCAGATTAGCGTGCCGTGTACCCAGGCGATTGGGAACAACAGCGCACCTGCTATTAAAAAGCCCCACGAGCCATCCAGCAGGCAGGTGATGATATGTGTCAACCACGCTGATATTATCCACGCGGCGAATATGTAAGGCCACATGTCTACCCTTTAAAACGGCAATTCGTCTATGAAGTCAGGCTCTGCCTGTGGAGCCTGACTCGCCGGTGCTTGACGCGTTGCAGACTGCTGCTGGTCTTTGGGCTGGAAGCTGAACGACATAAACTTCGTGCCGTTTGCGCCTGTTTTGGACCATGCGCTCATCCACATTTCTACGCCACCAACCATGCAAGTGCCTTTGTAGTCTGGGTGGGTTTCTTTTTCTTTGCGGTCATTTTTGAAAAGTGAGCCTGAGTTGTCGCGTTGTTCATATGCCATTTGATTAGTCCTTGATTTAAAAAAAGTTATTTAAGTTTTGCCGTTAAGTCTGAAATTTTATTTTTGACCTAAGCTCACTATCCACTCCTCAATCAGCGCCCCAATGGTTGTTCCCTCGGTTGCGGCTTTGATTTTTAATGCCGTGTGTAACTCTATCTTGATGTTGGCATTAAGCCGTGTAGTTTTAACTTCAGGTTGCAAAACTGTTGATTCCATTTTTTGCTCGTATGTCATGATTATTCCTCT